CAATAGTCTAGCGCCTATTAAGCGCCCATTCCGGCCACAGGAATGAATTTATTATTACACGTCTCACGTGATAAGATATTTTATAGAGTTTAATCTCTATGGTGCGGGAGGTGAAAGTTCAAGATACATACGAGGTAAACCCGTAAAGAAGTAAACTTGAAAGTCCTCACCAGCAGACACATATGTGTCAAATGCACATCTATTATCGATGCGCGTTGCCGCACAATAATCCCAACCAGGCGTATAAGGTTGGTTGAGAGTATAATCTTGCTGTTTTCCAGGTACAAACCTGTAGTGTGAATAAAATGGAACTTCAAACTCAATTGTGGGATTAACCATATTGGTTGAATAACTCACACCAGGTAAGCCTGTTGGAGGGCTCGTTGTCTGGAGTCCAAATGTTGGATTATATACGGCAGAATGTGCAACTGCGTCAGTCGATCCGTAAGATGGGTTGACAAAAGAAATGTCAAAGTGCTTAATGCCAGAAAAGGTCATGTATCTTTGAACAAACATTTCATAGTTATTATCAGTGATACGACCTCGAGGCATAACTTTCCATCTAATGGAACCACGCCATCCGGAAAAGGCGAAAGTGACCCAATGCAATAATACTGTGTTACAATAATTGTAAGGTGCGGCAGCACCTGTTTGATCTACTGCACCTGTGACATTACCACGAAGGTAAGGAAAGGCACAGCGTCTACCCGTGAGTATCCAGCTGTTCTGAGTACTCACATTGGACATCGCAGAGTGTAAATTGAATCTCTTAAGTAAACTACGGAAAGAATCAATTCTCTCACCCATAAAGACGAGATCAGTATTGTTGTCAGTATTTGTGACACCAGTACCAACATCAGTTGAACCAATTTGCTCAGGAGCATCCATTTGCATGTTGTCAACACTCATCTCCACACCAGATTGAGGTTTAAAAACAAAGCTATTGGGATATATGGATGGTACAGCAACTTCAAAATCATCACCAGCTGACACAAAAACGTTAATTTGTATGTCATTTGATATAGTGGAATTTGGAGTTGTGAGTTCATTTACAACATAAACAGCTAAAATACCATTTGAGAATGGTGGAAGTATTGTTAACGGTGAAACACCATATAAATCCGAAGACACTGTACCCTGAACAGGTGTGGAAGAGTTTAGCACATATGTTGTAGGCTGTGCCATACCTATTGTCAATGTAAAATCATTTTTATCGGCTATATCAACGATTTCCATATAATTGATGTTGTATTCCGTATTAGGATTACCACGGGGATCATAGACGAACTTTAATCTACCCTTGTGATAATTGGAACAAACAATCTGAAACCTATATTTCATAGACCCAGTCCAGTACTCAAATGGCATAGTAGCCATGGCACATGCTGGGAAATGATAAGCTGTAGAACCGCTTTCAGCCCATATCATGGGTGTGATAGCCATGTTAAACAACATAGTTTCAGGTGCTGTTCCAAAGTTCCAATTGAATGTCGTTAACCAAGACTCACGACAAGCAATATTACGGATATTTAATGGATCTTCAGGACCAATACCAGAGATACGTGGATCAATGGTTAATTCCTGTTTTTCATCAATTGACAATTTTTGTAACTGCTGGGGTACATTAGTCAAAGCCATATGCGAAGCTGCGGTATTCTTCACTGCCTCCGGTGGTTTAGTAACGGTGGGAGCGCAGTAACCAAATTGCTTTGCAATATTAGCAAGTGCTGTTGAACCCATAGCAGTCGCTTTGGCATAGGGTGAAATGGCTGGTACAGCAGTGAGTGCTGTAGCTATGCTAGCTACAGTGCTCGCTGGACCAGATATCACACCTGTTCGATTCGCTTCATCAACTTCATTCTCCTTTTTACCTTTCATGCTTGACTTCTTTTCAACACCAGATTGCGGCACAAGTGCATCACTTTCTTGCGTTGTGGGAATAGACAACTGAACGTCTTCAGCCCAAGCAAAAACAGAAACGGTAGCAACGTCAGTTGCACCATTAGCATGTTGTAAAGCGTTTAAAGAACGTAGAAACACTGTACCCATATCATCCCAATCACTATCTGGAATACTCAAGTTATTTTGGTGATGAAAGAAAGGTAGTTTCAAAGTTCCACCTGTTGAAGTTGTTGGATCTAAAAATACATGCGGACATTGAGATTCTTGCACAGCATCTTCTGGTATTAAAGCTGCGAAAGTACTCAAAGTATCGTAGATCGCTAATGGCAAATATGACGCCAAGATTCTGCCGTAATGAAAAGAATTACCATTAATCACAAATTTCACATTTAATGTGCAACGCATGAGATAAAAATTAGCAGTTCTGTTCACTACACGTGGATTCTCAAAGAATAGCTTCCAAGGATTAAAGTTATCAGCAAAAGTTGTCGTGGTTGACCAATCACTCTCGTAGATCTTAATTGGTCGGCTAAAAAACTCTGTTAATGAATCATCACCCATATCGAAGACAGCACGAGTGGAATCCATAGTTGCTGTGTAATCATGAGCGAAATCCTCTATAGGATCGGAGAATCGTAAAGTTTGTGTCTTTAAGGATTTATCCTGTTTAGACACATTTTCGATACCAGATTGGGTAGCGAAATAATATTTTGGAAAAAGATATTTATCATCTTCTAGGACTAGTTCATCAAGATCTAATTGATCAGGAACGACAACCTTCGGATCTTCTTCTGGTTTTTGAGTTGTATATGTGTCACCTAAGACGGAAGAAGTTTTTAAACACATTTCAACTATACATTTACTAGAAAGACATGTACCTAGTGAGAATTAAAACAATCATCGTACACTAATCGGATGACTGAGTTTGTCAATTTGGTTGGTAAAACCGTTCCTAAATAGGAATCGCCTTATAAGGCACCCAACTCAAAGAAGCCTAAATGTTGAGCTTTGACATTACACAACAAATGGTAACCATACAATGAGTGATCTGTTCAACTTTACACTGGAACCCCAACGATCAATCGGGGTATGCATTTTAATCTCATACATGAGGAGAAGACTGTAACGCGCCCAAACGAGATATTTAACGTCATCCCTGACGGGCCTGACTAACAATACGTTGTCCTCCATATATCACAACGTTCATCATAATTCTTATCCAATTCCAGACACAAATGCCGTAAATTAGAACTCTCAGCAACTTGTATCATTCGCGCGCGATTACTCTCATACGTTTCCTCACCATGGTTAAACCATTCACGGACTGCATTGTCTATGTTTAAGGCACACGCATATTCACGAGTTAAAGGGCAATTTTTCTCGCGCAATACACAATGTAACGATTTATATATCGATTTATCTAAAAGAGCACCCAAATGTACACCTAGTTTTTCATGGTATACATTCTTCCTCTTAAGAAATTCGAAATCATCGTATGGTAAGAAATCAGATAATTCTGATTCCTTGTCTGGCATTGTATAAACCTGACCATAGTTATCCAAGAATGTTGAACAACCAGCTATTGTGAAATTATCACATCCTTCTCTCACAGAACCTATGTTATCATCACCATATGTCATTAAGGCAACATCTTCCCTAAAATTGCCAACATGACCACTCCCACGTGAGTAATAATAACACCTCATGTTTAATGACCCACAAATACCATTTATGATCACAGTCAAAGAGTTACCGCTAATATGTGTACCCTCGTTCAAGCTAATCAAGTCCCCGTTGAAAGCTATATAAGCGTACACAATATCCCCGGCCATTGTTCTCATAACGTCTAGATCTTCAGTTGTATAATTGCAACAAGATGCAAAATCAACGAGTATTCGTAATGCAGCCAAGATAAGCTGAGATGGTAACTTCTGATCATACTTTCCATAATCACCACCTATTAACCTATTCTCCCCAAACTTCAAAACATGACTTTGAAAGGTTTCCCATTCTGGTCCATGTGAATTAATACCAACAGCACACTCGGACACCAATGGGTTCATCTGCAACACACGCAAAACTGGTAAGTAATACTTGCGTATAAGAAACGTCAATGAAATTGGATTCCCATAAAAGATGCGACATTTATCCTTAGACAATATTTCATCTTTAACACAAGCTTTTGCTACTGGGTAAGCTCTCTCACCACGTTTATAACATTCTTCAACGTAACGTATCTCGTCATTAATCACATCATCAAAGACACGTAAATTTGGGTGTTCTCGTGTTGGTTGCAAATCTATAGTGAAGTTTCTTTTAGGTCCTCCTAATGGAAAACCAACCGAAGTATCAAGTTTAATAGGATCCAAAAACTTCACTCCAGGAACTCCACATATATTCTGTTCATACGACAATGGACAAATCGCATTCCACAAAGACGACTTAAAAATGGGTAACAAATCAGATTTGTAATCATTAATCGCCTTAACCAAAAGACCATAAGGATATGGTTTAGCAGGATTAGCCAAATTACTAAGGCATTCCTGCCATCCAAACCAACTAGGATTCAACTTTGGTCCTCTATAAATATTGGGCACACCACAAATGTCCATCACATGTGGGCTAATCAAAGAAACTTCAACTGCACTTTTAACAATTGATCTTCCAATACAGCCGCCGTGATATGAAACTTGTGACTCTTTGGGCATAAATCTGAGAGGACTCTTGGCATGTAAGCCAGATTGTGTGGTCACATTAACACCCATCACACTCTCTCTGAAAGAACCATCCTCACCTGTAATGAGAATTCCATCCTTCTTTTGTAGTGATCTGATGCAATCTTCAATGTGTGTTTTGTTTAAAGAACCATAACAACCAACAGGTGTTCCTGATGTTCCACCTAAATGCATACCAAAAATACACGAACCATTGGTATCAGAAACTAAAACAGCTCCACACAAACCATCAAAGGTGTTCATTGTCAAGTTCTTATAGAACCCACCTGGAAAAGTAGAAATAGTTGTAACCATCCGTGGTTCTGTGATACCACGAGCATGAAGGAATTCACCGCTTTTCTTTCTCCATGACATGATGAATGGTGTGGAAGACAAATCACCAATTGGAAAATACTCTAAAATGTTCTTAAAAGAGCCTCCATTAGGTGTGTAACAAACACATAAATCAGAACCAGGAATTTGAACAGAACTTTCCTGTGATATAATAGTGTCAAATTTG